TGGTCTCAAAGATAAGCAGTTTGCCGCAGGCGATGTCCACGACATCTCATTTGCAGAATTCCGCCAACGCTTTCTTAACTCTCGTACCTTCCCCCACCAGCAAAACCTGGTAGATATGATCGAAGGCAAAGAACCTGGCTGGCTCCACCCTTCGATGAAATACGAATTGGGTCTAGCCAACAACCGTATCCTTATTAACATCCCGCCAAACCACGCCAAGTCAATTACCATCACGGTAGATTATGTAACCTGGCAGGTAGCTCGCAACCCTAACTTTCGTGTGCTGATAGTCTCCCAGACTCAGCAACTAGCCGCCGACTTTCTCTACGCCATCAAGCAGCGTTTGACTCACCCTATGTATGAGAACCTTCAAAATGCTTATGCTGCTGGCGTAGGGTTTAACTCTAAGTCTGCCTCCTGGCAGGCTACCCGTATCACCTTTGGTGATGAGCTTCGTGAGTCCAGTGAGAAGGACCCAAACATTGAAGCTGTAGGTATCGGCGGTCAGATCTACGGTAAACGTGCCGATATGATTATCGTAGACGATGCTGTAACTCTGAAAAACGCCAATGAGTTTGAACGCCAAATCAAGTGGTTGACACAGGACGTACGTTCTCGTCTGAACCCTACTGGCAAACTTATTATCATTGGTACCCGCGTTGCAGCAGTTGACCTCTACCGTGAACTGCGTAACCCAGACAGATACCCAGGTGGACTCGTCCCTTGGAAGTATCTGGCTATGCCAGCGTTGCTGACTACAGATGAAGACCCTGACAAATGGGAAACTCTCTGGCCAGCATCCGATGCACCCTTTGATGGGCAAGAAGAATCAGATCTTAATGAGGACGGACTCTATCCTAGATGGAATGGTCGTAACCTTTACAACGAACGCCAAGCTATGGATGCTTCTACTTGGGCATTGGTTTACCAGCAACAAGACATCTCAGATGATGCCATCTTTGATCCAGCGTGTGTGCGAGGTTCTATAGATGGTATGCGTAAAGCAGGTCGCTTGGTTCCTGGTCACCCAGGTCATCCACGTGATGTCAACGGCTTTAGTTTTATTTGTGGTCTTGATCCCGCTATGGTTGGTGATACAGCCGCCATTTGTTACGCTGTTGATCGCGTTACACATAAACGCTACATTGTTGATGCTATTAAAATTACTCGTCCAACGCCTGCTCAAATCCGTCAGCTAATCTTTGACTGGACTTCGCTCTATAGTCCTAGTGAATGGATAGTAGAGAAAAACGCATTTCAATCTTTCTTAACGCAAGACGAAGGCATCCGTGCCAACCTTGCAAGCCGAGGAGTATTACTACGTGAACACCACACAGGAAACAACAAGTGGGACTCAGGATTCGGTGTTGCCAGTATGTCCACATTGTTTGGGACCAAGCAGCACGATGGTAAACACCATAGAGATAATCTTATCCATCTTCCCAGTGACCAGACGGAAAATATCAAAGCTCTTATCGAGCAACTAATTACCTGGTCGCCTACGACTAAAGGTAAGACCGATATGGTGATGGCTCTTTGGTTCTGTGAGATCCGCGCACGCGAGATGCTGAGCCAAGGTGTACACGCAACACATCATATGAAAAACCCTTTCCTGTCTCGTTATGAACAGGGCAAGCGAATGGTCATCAACATAGATGAACTACTTGCAGAAAAAGATCGCACATTTATCTAAGGAGAAATCTTGTTATCAACTAAAGAGGTTGCAGCGAAAGTAGCACGGCTACAAACACGCTACGCAGCACGTGACCAGAGAATGCGTGACGTGCTCTCTGTACGTCAAGGTGATCTCTCCAAGGTATACCCTGCAATGTTTTCTGAAGAGTACCCAAAGCCTTTAGTTGCAAACTTCGTAGATGTAGCAGCACGTGACTTAGCAGAGGTAATGTCTCCTCTACCATCATTTAACTGCGCAGCTACCAATATGGTTTCTGACTCTGCACGTAAAGCTGCAGATACTCGTACCCGTATTGCTAACTATTACGTCTCTTCCTCTGACTTACAGATCCAGATGTACACAGGTGCTGACTGGTTCAACACCTACGGTATGCTCCCAGCAATTGTTGAGATGGACTATGAAACCAATAATCCGAGAATACGTTTGCTTAATCCTTTTGGTACTTATCCTGAAATTGATAGATTTGGTCGTACCCTCTCAATCTCGCAAATGATTTCAACAGATGCAGAACAACTAGCTACTCAGTATCCAGAGTTCTACGACCAGATTATGCCACGCAATGTCTATGCACCTGGTTCACCTTATGTATCTTTAGTTCGTTACCACGACAAAGACCAAGACTTAATCTTTATCCCAGAGCGCAAAAACCTAGTTCTATCTAATACACCTAACCCAGTAGGCAAGTGCCTAGCAGGTGTAGCTATGCGTTCATCTATTGATGGCGAAGCCCGTGGACAGTTTGATGATGTTCTATCAGTTCAACTGGCTCGTGCTCGCTTTGCAGTATTGCAGATCCAGGCAGCAGAAAAATCTATCCAAGCGCCTATTGCTATTCCACAGGATGTGCAAGAGTTGGCACTTGGACCAGATGCAATTATGCGTTCTGCTAACCCACAAGGTATTCGTCGTGTTCCACTAGAACTTCCTAACGGTGTCTTTACTGAATCAGGTGTTCTAGAACGTGAACTACGTACAGGTGCTCGTTATCCTGAGACTCGTTCAGGAAACATTGATGCATCTATTGTTACAGGTCGTGGCGTTCAGGCACTACAAGCTGGCTTTGATACACAGATCAAGGCAGCACAAGCACAGTTTGCTCGTTTGTTTATGGATCTTGTATCTACTTGTTTTGAAGTAGATGAGAAAGTCTTTGGCAATATGACCAAAGAAATCAAGGGCGTTGACGACGGTACTCCGTTTAATATGAAGTATATTCCATCACGTCAAATTGCAGGTAACTACGGAGTAGATGTCCGTTACGGCATTATGTCTGGTATGGATCCAAATCGCGCCATCATTGCATTACTACAAATGCGTAGCGACAAGCTCGTATCTCGTGACTATGTACGTCGTGAGATTCCAATGGAGCTTAATGTTACGCAGGAGGAACAACGTGTTGACATTGAAGAGATGCGCGATTCTTTGCGCGTTGCTGTTGCTCAGTACGCTCAGGCAATTCCAGCCCTTGCAGCGCAAGGTCAAGATCCATCTGAAATCATTTCCCGTCTTGCACAGGTTATTCAAGGCCGTCAAAAGGGATTACAGCTAGAAACAGTTATTGAAAAAGCATTTGCACCTAAAGAACAACCAGCAGCTCCAGAGATGGCGATGATGCCAGGAGCACCAGGAACTCCAGCAGCAGGTGCGGCCCCCGTACCTGCCTCGCAGCCAACTCCAGAACAAGGCGGAGCGGCCCCTGCTGCTGGTCCAGAACAACGTCCAGATATAGCAACCCTGCTAGCTTCTATTAGCGGCGCAGCATAACCGAGGGAGGTGTAAAATGAATCAAGGATCACGTGCAGCAGCACCTATGTCAAAGCCAGTTGAAGGCAAGAAGGATACCTCAAAGCCAGCAGGCGGGCAGGTATATTTCGGAACAACTCCAGCAGGTCGCAAGGGTACAGCAGTAAAGAAGGGCTAAGTAAATTTTAATTAACGGAGGTACTGGGCGTGGATAATAATAACAAGGTTCCACGCTCAGTACACTTCGCTGATTTTTTAGTAGTGCTCGCAGGTTTTGTACATAACGTTGCAAGTTCTGTACAGACTGCAACAGAAGAATTAATGGAGATAGCTGTTTACAACGCTAACCGAAACTCAGAAGTAAATAAAGCTTGGGAACAATTTTCAAACGATTTAGAAAAGATACAGGAGGATACCGATGGTAGATAGCCCATTACAAATAGGCGGTCCAGGAAAATTCTCCGTACGTGAAGACTTACCACCGTCACAAAATTACGGTGATCGCAAGGCAATGGCAGAAGATATTGCAGGTGCTTCTACTTCTCCTAAGCCATCTGCTAGGCCAACACCTGTTGCAGATATGGCACCACCAAAGCCAGAACCGCTAGTAGGAATGTTTGCTCCAACTCAACGTCCTGATGAGGATGTTAGGACTATGGCTGGTCCACCAAAGCCAGCAGAGGGTAAGTTGTCAGATACACTTGCAGCATTGCTTCCATACGATCAAACTGGAGAAATTTCTGTTCTCTATCAGATGGCTTTATCTAGAGGTCAGTAGTGGGATCAACCTCCAATAACATTAGGGCCATCTCTGCTCAAGCTGGTTTAACTCCAGCACAACAAGAACAGATCAATGGCTACATCAAGGCTGTAGACTCGCACCAGAAGTTAACATCTCTTCCATCTGACGTTGCAAAATTAGAGTACTCAAAGTTAACTCCAGAGCAACAGAAGTCGTTGAAAGATAACTTTGGTAACGTTGAGCAAAAGCGTGGATGGCTAGGCACAGCACTTCATTACACAGTAGAGCCAGCATTTAATATCATTGCCGCTCCTGTTAAATTAGTGTTTAAGGGTGTCCAAGAACTTTCAGATTTATCTACACGTGCTTATCGAACCGCTGCAATTGCTATTGACCAAAAAGTTGACATCGGTAAAGCGTGGACAACAGCCAATGACAAGGGCGATAAAGTATTTAGCCCGTCACGTATGGCAGAAGCAAACCGTATCTTTGGTTCGCAGTATATGTCTGTTGCACAAAAAGTTGCAGAGGGTATGACACTTGACCAGATCATTGCAACTGGAACAGAAGCAGAAAAGCAAATTGCATCACGAGCATCACAGAAAAAAGATCCACTCTTTCAAGATGCACTAGATGCAGCGAATGCTGCTAAGTATTCTCCAGGTAGATTTATTGCTAACGCTATCCTTCCGCAGAAATGGGAAGGATCAGGCGCTGCATATAAAACTATCTCTGGTCTTGGTGATGCAGCATTTCGTATATTTGCAGACCCAACACTTGCACTTGGTAAAGCTAAGAAGATATATGATATACAAAAATACGCGCTAGATAGCATTGTTGGTAATGCTGGAAATGTGCAAAAGGCGTTTCAAGTTGCAAGCGTACAAAGATTTGACCAAGCCTATGTTGGAGCATTGAAGAATTACTCAATTGCTCGCAAGGCACTCAAAGAAGGTGGCGTAGATTCAAAAGATTTAGTACAAGCAGGTATTGAACTCAAGCGTATTGCTCCTGAGTTTGGTGATGATGTCATTGAGGCTATGCTTAAAGAAGGCGTAGTTGAAGCTGGCACTATGAAAGGTTTTCTTGCTGGAAGCGAAGAAGCATTACGAACACTTAAAGGTCAAGCAGGTCGTCAAGTTCAATTACTTCCACGTATGGATCTTGCACGTCAGACTCGTATTGCAGCACTTACTACTGGTAATAAACTTCTTCGTTTTGACCAAGCAGGCAAGCGTGTTAGTCGTGAAGTCTTTACTGACCAAACAACTATTGGTGGTATTGAAGCACAACTGGTTGCTAAAACAAGGTTTATTGATACACGAACAGGTGAAGCAGCAACTGCCAACACTCCAAAAGAATTCTTAAAGCAAACTGAGAAAAATCTCATTGGTGAGATTGAACGTAAGACTGCCAAGATTCGTGCAGATGGTGCATTTCGTATGCCATTGGATTATGTCCAAGATCGCATTGACCGCTTTGCATCTAAGTTTTCAAAGGTTCCGTTTTTCCGCGACAATTTCTTTGACCCTAACGCACCAGATGCTGCTGAAAAGGTTTACCAGTTAGCACGTCTTGCTAATACTCGTTACAACTCACGCCTATTTGCAGAAGCATTCAAGGCTGGAGATGAAGCACAGAAGCGTCAAATTATGATGGGTGTCTTTAATACAGTAGCTGAGATCCGTGGACTTAATAAAGTTCCTGGCGGTAAGAATGTTCTTGACAAGTTGGCTAATTCATCACGCGAGCAGTTGTTTGCTCCACGTATCTTAGTACGCGATGCCAAGGGTAAGCCAGTGCTCAATGATGACGGAACTTACCGTTACTTTGAGCCATCTAGTTTTAATGACCAACAGTTTGCTATCTTTGATTTCCAACTAGCATCAGGTATGACAGTTCCTAAGATTCAAGATCTTGATGGAATCGTTGACAGATACCAAGTAGCAAGTAGGATTATGAGTTGGTCGCACAAACCTTGGGCCGAAAACTTAACATCTGGTTGGTCATTCTTGACTCTTGCTGGTCCTCGTTTTGCTGTACGTAACTCTATCGAAGATCTAATGGTTCACCTTGCAGTGGGCGATTCAATCTGGGGCCTAGCAGCAGGCAGACGTTTATCAACTAAGTTACGTACTGGTCAGGGCGGAGATACGCTAGGAGTTATTAATAAACTTGTTAAGCGTTCAGACCGTTCTTTATATCAAGGTAAAATCGAAGCAGCCAAAACTGTACAAGAAGCTCGCAAGGTTATGGCAGATGCTGTTATGGCAGATAAGTATCTTGGCAAACTTGATCCACAGGCACGTGAGATTATTGCTGAGATGGCAGAGTTCGGTGCTATTGATGAACTGCTTGCAGGCGTTGCTGAAGGTGGCAAAAAAGGTATCACTGGTGCAGACCACTGGACAGATGCACTTCGTACTGTAGATCAATTTGGCACATCTCGTGAGTATAAAATTGATGGAGTTACATACGCTAAGGAAAGCGGCGGAAACTACCGCGAGTATTCTCCAATTACGGCAGAAGGTAAGATTGCTTGGATAACAAGTATTGCTGCTATTGGCAACGACCCACTTGGTTCTATCGCTCTTCAGTATATGTCAGATAATCCAAATGCTAAAAGAATTGCTATTAATAAAATTGTAGAGTTCATTAACTCTCCACAGTACGCAAGTCAGAAGGCTCGTTTCCAGCTATACCGTCCAGGCAATAACGCTGATGTACGAGTACACGCAGAGAATGTATACGCTGCAACTCGCAACCTGTTTGTTAATAGCCAAGACAAAGTAAATCAGAAGTTGCTTGCCAAGGTTAGTATTCGTACACCTGAAGGCGGTATTAAGATTAATACACGCGACTTGGGTATTGATGACTTGCCGCAACTAGCAGAAGACGCACCACAGTTTATCTCTGGTCCAAGTATTATGCCTATCGCAGATGGTAACCCTGCTGGAAAGATCGTAGGAAAACACTGGGAATGGGTTGGCGAGATGAATGCTCGCTGGTCACGTGAGCCAATGGTTCTTTCTGCTGCTATTGATATGCGCAAGCGTTGGAAAAATGGTGGTCTAGAAGAGCGTTACTTGAAGCTCTTAACAGACCCTATCCGCAATAACGCCAAATTAACCGATGCTGAGAAGGCTGTTTTGATTAAAGACGCTGAAGCAAAGGGTAAGACCAAGATTATTGAACTAACACAGGACCTTGCTAAAGAGCGAGTTCTTGCATACGTTGATAACCCAGAGGTTCGCACACAGTTAGCATTCACAATGCGTAACTTTGCTCGTTACTATCGTGCAACAGAAGACTTTTATCGCCGTGTATTGCGTGGAGTTCGTTACAATCCAGAGTCAATCGCACGTGCATCATTGACATATGAAGGTGTTACACACTCTGGCTTTATACAAAAGGACGATCAGGGTGAGGCGTACTTCATTTATCCAGGTATGCAACCAGTTTATGCAGCAATGTCTAAACTTTCTACAGCATTTGGTATCAAAGGTGCGTTTGTTGCTCCAATGCCAGTAGAGTTTGGTGCAAAGCTTAATATGATTACACCATCTATGAACCCAGACTCTTTGTTTCCAACATTTTCTGGTCCATTGGCAGCACTGCCAGTCAAGATGATGTACGAATTGGTCCCATCACTAAAAGAATCAGAGAAGTATCTCTTTGGTGAGTACGGTGAAGACCAGCCAATTATTAACGCTATCCTGCCAGCGCATATTAACCGCGCATTGGGTGCATTAAACAAGGATGAGCGTGATTCACAGTACGCATCAGCTTTCCGTAAGGCAGTTACTTACCTAGAAGCTACCGATAACGGACTAAAGATTACAAAGGATGCACAAGGCAACGATGTTCCACCATCTCCTGGAGATCTAGAGGAATATCAGGACAAACTAAAGGCAACAACCCAAACTATCTTGGGTATGCGCTTCTTTAGTGCATTGATTCTGCCAGCATCACCTTCAGTTCAACTCAAGTCTGAGATGGCTGGATGGGTTCGTGACAACGAACGTACAAGTTTTAAGCAAGTATTCTCAAACCTAGTTACTGAATACAATGGTGACTACACACGTGCTACTGAAGAGTGGATCAGACTCTTCCCAAAGCAGATGCCATATACAGTATCTGAGTCTAAGAAGAACACAGTTGCTGTTATCAAGTACGGCGAAGCAGCAGGTAACTGGGTAGATAACAACACAGAACTACTCAAAAAGTACCCAGAAGCAGCAGCATTCTTGATTCCTAATATCGGTAAGTTCAGTTATGACGCTTACAAGACTATGATGAACGAAGGCTTCCTTGATAAGAAGCAGGTTGGTGACTTCCTTCGTGAGACACAGATTGCCACAGACAAACAGTTTTACTTCCAACAACGTAAAAATTATATGGCAGACCTTGCCGCTACTTCATCAGTAGATCAAAAGCGTCTAATTAACCAGCAATGGGATACTTGGTCTGGTCAGTTTATGGCTGTTCGTCCACAGTTGCAAACAGAGTTTGCATCAGGTGGAGCTTCAGATGTTCGTCGTGAGATAGCAGTTAAAGATCTACGTAATATGCTAACTAATGAAAAGAACCTTCCAAAGACGAAGACTGTAACTGTGCTTCGTCAAATGTTACAGACATACGATAGCTTCAGTGCGCAGTTCTCATCTATTACAGATAGAACAGATGCAGCACAAGATCGTAAGAATGCTCTTCAAGCAGGTGCCAAGGCTCAGTTACAAGAACTAGCTAACAGCAATCCAAATACTAAATCAGCTTATGATGTACTCTTTGCATCATTGATCGGAGACTAAAGTGCCAGTAGGTGGAACACCCAAAAGAAAGCAACAACCTGTTGCTGGAACAGCAGATGCCACTTCATCTGGTGCGTATAATTCAGGGGTTATACCTGATGTTACATACATTACGTCAAGTGTTCCTACCGCAGCTAATCCAAATAACGTCCAGAAGGCTACTCAAAAAGAGCTTATCCGTAAATTTTTGGAGATGTCTCCACAAGAACGTATTGGTATTGGTAATCAACTCAAGGGTGCTGGATATCAAGTTGGTGGTTTAACTGGTCAGGCTACAACAGATTTGCGTAATGCGTATCTCAAGGCTTACGATGACTTGAATCAAGAGATTATTCTTGGTCAGCAACTAGACTTTAATACATTCTTAACTCGTGAAAAGAATGCTGGTGGTGCTGGTGCAGGACCACGTAAACCTTACGTACAAGAGCAAGAAATCAACGATATATCTGCAAAGACTTTGATTGATGGAATTGTTAAGAGTTTAACTGGTCGTCCAACAGCAACTCCAGAAGAGGTTGCTAAATATACTGCAATGATACGTGACCAACAGAAGAAGAATCCGTTGGTTACTTCATATACAACTAGCGGTGGTCAGACTACTGGTTCAAGAACAACTGGTGGATTTGGTGCTCAAGAAGCACAGCAATTCTTAATTGACAAGATTTCACAAGGCGATGAAGCCAAGGCAACTCGTGCTTTGGATGCATACTCAACTGTAGTAAATATGTTTGGAGGGCTTCGTTAATGGCAAAGCGCCCAGATAATAGTTATGTTTCACAGGTATTTAACTTTGGTGTTGATAAGAGACTTCCTCTTGGTTTCGTCAATGTCGTTTACAGCAAAGACACTGGAAGTGTTCTTGGTTATGAAAAGGACGGCAAGTTCTATAACCTAGGCGAGAAGATTCCTGAGAAGGTTACAGAACCGCAGAAGCGTAAAACCTACACTGGTTCTATTGAAGAACGTGTGACTGCTATTGAACGCGAAGCAGAAGAGGCTAGAATAGCAAAAGCAGACTCTGATGCTAGAGCTGCAACTTCTGGCGACCAAAGAGCCAAAGCTGCGCAAGGTGACGTTCTAGACAATTATGCAACATCTCTAAAGCCACGCATTAATGATCTTGGATTTCAAATTGAAGCCTATGCTCGCAAGATAGCACGCGGCGATAAACTATCTCCAGTAGAAGAAAAAGAATTAAAACGTTTCAGCGATGAATATGCTAAACTAAACAAGACTTATAACGAAGCACGGTCTGACGCACTAGAATTCTACTATGGAACTCAAGCGGCAGCTACCACGCAGACTGGCAAAAAAATTGTTTCAGGCACTGGTCAAACACCTCCACCAAAGGTAACAACTGGCGGTGCAACTAGTGGTACAAACATACCTGGTGTCACAACCGATAAAACATCTGGCGGTAGAATTGGTGGGACAAACCTACCTGGTGTTACGACTGACAAAACAAGTGGTGGCAAAACTGGTGATACAACTGGTGGTACTGTCATCCCATCTAACTTCAATGTTGGAACGTTCCGTATGGCAGACGAAGCATCTATGGATGCAGCCGAAGGTATTACACCTGGTGCTGTAGTTAGTAAATATGATTCTATTCTTGCTAAGGCCAAAAAAGACTATAACCTTCCAGATATCATCTTTAGTAATGTTAAGTCTTTGGGTAAAATTCTTGAAGAATACGTTAATGGCAAGATTGATATTGACTTATTTAAGCAAAAGGTTGAAAACGATACTTGGTATCGTCAGAACTCTGATGAGATTAAGGCTCGCTACCTACAGAAGTTCAACTATGAAGATCTAGTTAAGTCTGGCAACGCTAAGGGAACTACTAACTACGAGCAACAGATTGCTAAAATTACCAATAATCTTTTAACTCAGGCACGTAAACTTGGCTCTGCACTTGATGAAGGTCAGGCAAAGTTAATTGCTGAAGATCTATACATTCATAACCAAGATACAGATGATGCAGTAGTAACTCGTCGCCTTGTAAACTTTATTCGTCCAATATCTGGAATGATTGCTGGAAAGATTACAGAAGATTTCAGTGGTTTGGCTCTTCAAAACTACCAAGGACTTCAAGCCTTGGCTAAGCAAAATGGTTTGAGACTAGAGGACATTCTTCCACCTGGAATTGATGGAAAGCCAACAACGGCTGAAGAAACATTAAAGCGATTAGCACTAGGTGAACTAGATCCAACTCGTCTTGCACAAGATGTACGCAAGCTTGCAGCAGTTGGTCAGCCACAATTTGTTCGTGACCTATTGGGTCAAGGTATTAACCTAGATCAAATCTACGCTCCATACAAAAGAACTATGGCTAATATCCTAGAGTTGGATGAGGGTCAGATTGACCTCACAGACCCAACACTTCGTATGGGTATCAACGATAAGGGCGATGTAAACCTTTATGATTATTCAAAGGCGTTACGTCAAGATAGTCGTTGGCAGTACACAGGTAAAGCTCGTGAGGAAGTATCAGATGCAGCACTCACAGTTCTTCGTAACTTCGGATTCCAGGGGTAATAATGGCTAGATATAATCCAGAATTAATGACGGTTGATGGCGGTGGAGATACAGTCTTCGCACCAACAACTCCTAAAGTGGATGCACGAATTGCCCTGCGTAAACTGCAATCTGGTCAACCATTAACTGATGATGAAAAACGTTCTCTAGGTCTTCCTGTTGCAGCACCAACTGTTACAGATACAACCGTCACAGATACATCAGTAGCAGATGCTGCAGCAAAAGCAACAGCTGATGCAGCGGCAGCAGCAGCTAAAGCCGCAGCAGATAAAGCAGCTGCAGATGCAGCAGCAGCAGCAGCTAAAACCGCAGCAGAAATAGCGGCTGCTAAAGCAGCTCAACTGGCAGCAGAAAAAGCGCTAGCAGATGCTAAGGCGGCTGCAGACAAAGCGGCTGCAGAGAAAGCATTACAAGCAAAAGCAACAGCAGACGCAAAAGCTGCTGAAGACAGAGCAAAACGTCAATCTGCTTACGATTTACTGTATGATGAATTTGACCGCTATGGTCTTGGTTCATTAGTAACTCCATTAAAAGATCTTATTACATCAGGTGTATCTCCATCAGAGTTTACTATTCGACTACGCGGAACAGATGCTTACAAAAAGCGTTTTTCAGCCAACGAAGCACGTATCAAAAATGGACTTCGTGCTTTGTCAGAATCTGAGTATATTCGTAACGAAGATGCTTACCAAGAAGTAATGCGTCGTAGAGGTTTGCCTGAGAGCTACTACGCTAGAGGCGATATGGGAGTGCAAAAAGGATTCGAGGCACTTCTTGCTGGAGACGTATCTTCTACTGAACTAGAAGACCGTATCGTTACAGCACAGGATCGTGTTCTTAACGCTAACCCAGAAATTGCCAGAACGCTTAAGGAATTTTATCCAGGTATTTCTAATGGAGATATCTTGGCTTATTCACTTGATCCAGTTAATGCTATTAATGCAATCAAGCGCAAGATTACAGCTGCTGAAATTGGAACTGCTGCAAGGCAAGAAGGCTTAACAAGTGGACTCAGCCGTGCTGAAGAGTTAGCAACTATGGGCATAACAAGAGACATAGCAGCCCAAGGTTACAAGACTATTGGCAGTGGATTACAGCGTGGTTCACAACTTGCAGCAATCTATGGAGAGAACCCATACTCACAGGTAACAGCAGAACAAGAGATCTTTAATCTACAGGGCGCACAAGAAGCACGTAAGCAACGCCAGAAGATTGCTGGATTAGAAAAAGCTACATTCAGTGGTCAAACTGGAGTAACTTCTGGAGCATTAGCACGAGATCGTGCTGGCGCTTACTAAATAAAAAGCCTGCCAACGGGACGACTGGTCCGTTGGAGTGATAACAAAACCAGTAGTAGGAGCCACACCACCCGCCCCAAGGTGAATGTGAGGCCTGCGTCAAACTAACAAAGAATGGGAGAAGGACCTATGTCCAACTACGACTACGAGGATGATGACTTCGATACCGAAGACACCAGTAATGATCTCGTAAAACAACTGCGCAAGGCTACTAAAGCAAAAGACAAGGAACTGTCCGAACTAAAGGCACAGTTTGAAAGTCTCAATAAAGCGCAAAGAGAACGAGCAATTAAAGATGCCCTCGAAAGTCGTGGGGTAAATAGCAAAATTGCTTCATTTATCCCACAGGATATAGACCCAACTGAAGAGTCTGTATCTAAATGGCTTGCAGATTATGCCGATGTATTCGGTATTGATGTTGGCCAAAACCAGGCAACACCTAATGTAGACCCAGCTCAAGCTGCTGCATATAAGCGTATGACTAATGCTGTCGAATCAGGATCATCTCCTGAACACAATGACAACATTATGCAGAAGCTTATGAATGCAAACAGCAGAGAAGAACTGGATGAAGTCATTAGGATGTCTGGACTCTAATCCGATCCTAAAACAGAAAGGCTAGACCACAAATGGCTATCCCAACAGGTACCCCTACCACCACGTCTAGCATCAGCAACCTCGTACAAGCAGCATACGATCAGTATGTAAGAATGGCACTACGTTCCATTCCTGTTATGCGTTCACTTGCAGATGTTAAGCCCGTGCAACAGGCTATGCCAGGATCATCAGTTGTTTTCTCAATCTATTCAGATTTGGCTCAGGCTACATCTACATTGACAGAAACTTCAGATGTTTCAAGCATCGCACTAGGTAACCCTTCACAGGTTACAGTAACACTGAACGAATACGGTTCAGCAGTTACAACAACAAAGAAGCTAAACCTAACTTCTTTCAACGATGTTGACTCAGCTCTTGCTGACATCATCGCTTACAACGCAGCAGATTCTATTGACAATGTAGTAGGTCAGGTCCTGTCAGCAGGAACCAACGTGATCTTCTCAAATGGTCCTTCAGGAACTGCTCCAACTTCATCAGCTACAGTTCTACCAGTAGACACAATGACAGTTGCAGATATCCGCAACGCTGTTGTATCACTACGCACAAACAAGGCATTGCCTCGTTTGGGTGAACTATATGCTGCATACCTACACCCACGTCAGTCAGCCGATCTTCGCGCTGAAACTGGTACAGGTGGCTTCCAGGAGCTAACAAAGTACGTTGAGCGTACACCGTTCGTTGCTGGTGCAGTAGGCGTAATTGAAGGCGCATTCATCGTTGAGACACCACGTGTTCTTAACGGTATGCCTTTGGCTGCTGGTATTGGAACAACTGTTTCAATTACCAACGTTGCGTTAACATCAAACGTTGCAACAATTACAACATCAGTTGCTCACGGTCTTGGCGTAGGCCAGGTCGTAGCAGTTGCTGCAGTAACTGCAACAACAGTTAACTCAACTGCCGCTACAATTACAGCAGTTACATCAACAACATTTACCTATGCTAAGACAGCAAGCAACGTTACATCTGCTGCTGACACAGGTACTGTTACATTTACCAACAACTACCGCGCAATCGTCGCAGGTCGTGAAGCATTGGCTGAAGCACAGGCTGCAGACATCTCAACCGTTATCGGTCCAGAGATTGACGCACTCCGTCGTTTCCGCACAATCGGTTGGTACTACTTCGGAGGCTTTGCACGCCTTCGTGAAGCTGCGCTCTATCGCATTGAGTCAGCCGCAACAAACGGATAATTCCGCTAGTGCAACGGCAGGGGTGGGGTCAAATCCACCTCTGCTACTTAGGAAAGGTTGGATATGGCATATACATTAGTAACACCGTACCAGTGGCAAACTTGGGGAACGGACTATAACGAGTTCACTCCATACTCACGCCTTGCAGGTCGTCGCTTTAATGGTGGCACTATTGATGGAGCTATCGCTCCTAGTATGACTGATATCCCACGAGGCCAGACTTTAATTGTTAATGGAACTACGGTAACTATTACTTTGACTCCAAGCCAAGATGATCTAGCAGCGGCTAGTTACTATTTCCTTGGTGGTCACGAATATGTTATCAGCGATTACCAAGCAGGAGTTCTTACCGCTGCAGGATATGGAAGTTGGTTAACTCCAGTATGAGTTTACATAGAAGGCAGACCCATCCTGAGTATGTCGAAGGATGCTTTGGTTGCAAGATAGGCGAACTAGAGTTGAGCGTAGGTGTAGCAAACCACAGAGGTATACCTACAGCAAAGCAACACGATAAGGAACTACAGTCTTATTATGATGCAACAAGGCAGGGCATAGAACCACGTTCAACAAAGAGCAAAGATATAGATGCAGCAGTTAAACTTTCCAACGAGGCTGGTAAGGCTTTCGATGGGATCTCAATGACCTTCAAAAACTAAGGAGAAGCAATGCCAAACGTAGACGGAAAGAAGTTTCCATACACAGCAAAAGGTAAGATGGATGCAAAGAAAGAAATGAAGAAGAAGATGATGAAGAAGGCAGCCATTAAGAAGATGGGGAAGAAGAAGTAATGGAAAACTACGAAGAAGACATCACAAAGTACCCAACACCTGACAAGCAATACGAAGGTGCTATGAAGTTTCAGTCTTACGAATCAGTCCAGACAGGTGCTCCAGGAAAGAAGGCAAAGTAATGAAGAAGAAGCCAATGGCAGGAATGTGCAAGAAGTGCGGTAAGTCAAAGAAAGCGTGTAAGTGCTAATGAAGAAGGCAGCACAAAAGGCTAAAGTCGCAAAGGTAATGAAAGAATTTAAGGCAGGCACTCTTAACTCAGGTTCTAGTAGAGGACCAGTAGTAAAGAATAAGAAGCAAGCAGTTGCTATTGCTTTAGCTTCAGCAAAGATGTCTAACAAGAAGATGGGCAAGAAGAAGTAATTGGCTAAATCTCCAGCGTGGCAAAGAGCAGAGGGCAAGAACCCAAAGGGTGGCCTCAACGCAAAGGGTCGTGCCTCTGCCAAAGCGCAGGGGATGAACCTCAAGCCTCCAGTCAAAAAGGCTGAGGCAGCTAAGTCTCCCAAGTCTGCAGGACGGCGTAAGTCTTTCTGTGGTCGTATGTGTGGGATGAAGGCCAAGAACACTTCTAGCAAGACTGCTAGAGATCCGAACTCAAGAATAAACAAGTCACTTCGTGCTTGGGATTGTAGTTGCAAATGAAAAAGAAAGTAGCTTTCTGGGATACAAAGAATCCCAATAAAAAGTCAACACCTCTAACGCCAGCGCAAAAATCTGCAGCAAAGGCTAGAGCAAAAGCAGCAGGACGACCATATCCAAATCTAGTAGATAACGCTGCAGCAAAGAAAACCAAGAAGAAGTAAAGGAGATATAGGTGGCACTAGGAGTATCAGGAACAACGTTATTAGATGAACTTAATCGTTTGGCTAATGGTGGCACCTATCGAGCACCAGGAGCAATGGTTGGACGAGCCTTGGCTGCTCGCCAATGGGCGGTTCAGAAGTCAGTGACAACAAACTTAACGGATACTGTAGGAGTATTAAATGCGATTCAAGGTACGACTAGCACCAATCGTCTTGACCTTGCTGGTGTATGTAACGCTCTCGCTGGTACTACTCAACTACCTGCAGCGCAGGCTCTCAGAGGAATCTCTACGTGAGCGCTAAATTTAATCTAATCTGCGAGCAAGCAACCACATTTAATTTTCAATTCTCAGTCAACAACGATGCTGTTCCGATCAACCTTACAGGTTACACAGGAACTATGACAGTGCGCCCATTTGTTGGGTCTAGCACTACAACCATAACTGCCACTACTACTAATGGTCGTATGGTTATTACTGGAGCTACAGGAACTGTAACAGTTACCATCTCTGCGGCGCTAACAGAAGAAATTGTAGCTGGTCGTTATTCTTACGACTTAGTACTAGATAGCGGAGCTACTGTTACTAGATTCCTTGAAGGCTTATTTATTGTAACGGGGGCTGTGACACTATGACAACTTATGTAGTTATTGAATCCATTACCCCAAACCAGTCTTTAGTATTTTCAGCACAGCAAGGTCCACAAGGCGCGGTAGGTGCAACAGGTCCAACTGGCCCAACAGGACCTGCTGGTTCTACAGGCCCTACGGGTCCAACTGGACTTACAGGTGCGACAGGTCCTACTGGGCCGACAGGTTCAGCGGGTGCTACAGGACCGACAGGAACGACAGGAGCAACAGGTGCTACAGGAAATACTGGACCGACTGGCCCGACGGGTGCCACTGGTCCTACTGGAACTACAGGACCCACAGGTTCTACAGGCGCAACGGGCGTTACGGGAGTCACAGGTGCCACAGGACCTACAGGTGCTACGGGACCTGCGGGAGCAACAGGTCCAACAGGACCTACAGGTACTGCAGGAAGCGTCGGAGCGACTGGATCAACTGGTCCAGCAGGCGCAACTGGTGCAACAGGACCAGGATCAATACCAGATGATGACCAAAACATTTTAGCAAACCAAGTGTTCGGATAGGAATAGACAATGGCAACTTTTACAAAAACATTACTCAGCGGCTCCACACAAGGTCAGCCGATAACAGTTGTTCAAACAGCTTCAACTGGTACAACTATCCACACAACAGGCACTTCATCATCAATCATTGATGAGATGTGGTTGTATGCCAATAACACTTCGACCTCACCTGTTCTATTGACAGTGCAGTTTGGTGGTACTGGCGCAGTTCAACACGCAAAGCCAATTACCCTTGCCCCACAATCAGGTGATGTTCTTATCGTGGCTGGTTTGCCATTGACAGGCACAAGTGTTGCAGGAAACACAGTTGCAGCCTTTGCTGGTACTGCATCTGTTATTACGATTTCAGGTTACGTGAACAGGATTTCCTAATGGCTAATCCTAATCGCAGAGGTCAAGCAGGCGACTTAGTTTCAACAAGTATGCAAGGTTCTGCCTACACACCACTTTCGCAAACATCTTTTGTTTTGCCTCACGGCTTACGCCTTCAACACACAATCAACGCTGGCACAACCTCAGTCACAATCCCTGCGGGGATTAACTGGGTGTATGCAATCGCAGTTGGCGGTGGCGGTGGTGCTAACGTAGCAGGTGGCGGAGCAGGTGCCATTGCTTGGGGTTGGACTTTAGCAAATAGCACTTGTGTTGTTGGTTCTGGTGGTGCTGCTTCAGGTTCAGGTAGTTACACACGCTACGGAAACATTATTGCTGGTGGCGGAGTTGTTGGTGTTGGCGTTGGCGGAAATACTGGTACTAGCGGTATTTTAGGTAGCGGTGGTGGTGGAGCAAATGGTGCTGCTGGTGTTAGCGGGTACTCTGGTCCAGGTGGAACTGGTTCAACAAACTATTGGGGTGTGCCAGGACAAACAGCGGCTACATCTGTCACTCAAATTAATGGTCAAGTAGGTGCTGGTGGTGCTGGTGGTGCTGGCGTTGGCGGTACTGGAACTTCAACTATTACTGCTGGAAACGGTGGTGATGGAATTTCTGGCGGTGGTGGTGGCGGTAATTCTCAAACTACTGGAACTTGCACGGGCGGCAATGGTGGTTCAGGTTTAATCGGTGGCGGTGGTGGCAGAGCCACGACTTCAACTGGCACACGCACAGGCGGTAATGGCGGCAGTGGAATAAACATTTTGACTGGTGCGCCTTTGGCTGGTGGAACTGGTTCAACTGGAACAAATGCAAATGGTGCAGCAGGTGGTGGTGCTGGTGTTGCTGGCGCTGGTTCTAATGCTTCGGGAACTACTGGCGGCGCAGGCGGTTTAGGTGGTGGCGCAGGTGGCGGTGGCACTACAAACGGCGCAGGCGGCGATGGAATACTTTACATTTTCTATTAGGAGCAAACTATGAGCGTATCTATCTACAACAATTCATCATTTAGTGATACTCCTTTTGGATTAAAACTACAACAGACGATCACATCAAGTGGTTCAGTAACAATACCTGCTGGTATCCAACGCGTGTATGCAGTCTGCATTGGCGGTGGAGGTGGGGGCGGTTCATCAGCTCAAGCAGGTGGCGGTGGAGGTGCAGGAGCATTTTCTGCTGGTTGGACTTATGTAAGTAATACTTGCACAATAGGTGCAGGTGGAGCAAACGTTACAGGTGGTGCATCTAATGGCAACCCTGGTGGTAATACAGTTTATGGAATGATTTTAGCAGGTGGTGGTGCTGCTGGTGTTGCTACAGCAACTGCTCCTGCCGCTGGAATTATGGGCGGAGCAGGTGGTGGTGGTGGTGTAAGTGCAAGCGCTTCACGAGCAGGAACTGCAAGCGGTATTAGTTATACAGGAGCGCCTTCGGCTGCTGCTGGTGCAAATGTTGGCTATGGTGGCGGTGGGACAACTGGTGTTTATAGTGCAACCGTGGTACAAACTGCAACCGCAGGCGGTGCTGGAGTTTCAGGTGGTGGCGGTGGTGGCGCAACAACTGGTGGTGCTGCAACTAATGCTACCGCTGGTGCAGGTGGTCAAGGTTTAATTGGCGGTGGTGGCGGTTCCGCTTTCTTATCTAACGCTTCCCCTACTGGAACTGCAACAGGCGGTGCAGGTGGTGCTGGCGATTTATTTGCAGGTGGAACTGGAACTGCCTCAACTGCAGCCAACACATCAGGTGCAGGCGGTGGCGGTGGCGGTTTCATAGCCGTTGGCGGTAACGCATCAGGTAACACAGGTGGAACTGGCGGAGATGGTGGAGGCGGAGGCGGAGGCGCTAACAACTCTGGAACATCAGGTGCTGGTGGCAACGGCGTACTTTATCTTTACTACTAAGGAGCAATAATGGCAACATTCGCAATGATGAGCGGTAACTCAGTTTCAAATGTAATTGTGGCAGATGACAAGGAAGCAACAGAGGCAGCACTTAACTGCACTTTGATTGAATACACACCTGAAAACCCTGCTGGTATTGGCTGGAGTTATGATCCTGAGACTGGCAAGTTTGAAGCTCCAGTAGAAGGTCCAGTTGGAGTAACAGAAACACCAGCTATGGAAATGGTTAACGGTCCAGCAGGACCACAAGAATAACTGATAAACTTGTGGTATGAGATTCCACGTTATTAGCCTGCCCCATACGCAAACAACTAAAGATTATGTCAACTGCGCCTATACCGAAAAGGTCAGACGCTTTTGTATGATGATGAAAAGCCTTGGGCATACGGTTTATCTGTATGCCAGCGAGGATAATGAAGCACCCTGTGATGAGTTGATTACCTGTATCACTAAAGAGCAACAGCAAGAAGCACTAGATGGTAAGCACTTTACAGAAGCTGAGTTTAATAATGAGCTACCTCACTGGCAGATCTTCAACAGCAGGGCAATAATAGAACTAGGCAAACGCCTAGAACAAAAAGATTTTATCTGTCTTATTGGTGGCGCAAGTCAGAAGCCGATAGCAGATGCCTACCCTCAACACATCAGCGTAGAGTTTGGTGTGGGTTATGGTGGAGTATTTAGCAAGTATAAAGTGTTTGAGTCTTACGCTTGGATGCACAGCATCTATGCAATGTTTAAGAACCCAACGCTAGTAGATGGTAACTTCTATGATGCGGTTATTCCTGGTTACTTAGAACCTGAGATGTTTCCGTTGCAAGAAAAGAAAGAGGATTACTACCTATACGTTGGACGTATGGTAGATCGCAAAGGTTTGATTGTAGCCCAGCACGTTTGTAAAGAACTGGGCTTGAAGTTAATTATGGCAGGACCTGGTAAGAACCCAAAGATTGAATATGGTGAATGGGTAGGACCAGTAGGAGCTGAAGAACGAGCAAAGTTAATGGGTGGTGCTATTGCCCTATTTGCTCCAACGCTCTACATAGAACCTTTTGGTAATGTTGTCATCGAAGCACAAGCCTGTGGAACTCCAACGATTACCACAGACTGGGGAGCATTTACCGAAACTAATCCCAATGGAGTTACTGGATACCGTTGCAGAAATGCAATGGAGTTTGCAGTAGCTACAGAGTGGGTTAAGGATTTAGACCCAGTAGCAATACATAAGCGGGCAGTAGCGTTGTACTCACTAAATGCTATTGCTCCACAATACGAACAATACTTTGCACGACTGCTAACTCTATGGGGAGATGGCTGGTATGAGAGGAAATAATGCCGACACTTAGCGATATGATAGATGAGGTTCGCTCATCTTTAGCAGGCTACACCCTGCGTCAAGATAGAATAACTTATCTGGATAGTGCTATAACATCTACTGCTACTGCTATGGTTATTGGCTCAAGTTCTAACTTAGCCAAAGGTATCATCGAAATTGATGATGAACTTATCTGGATTGACAACTTTGACCAAGCAAGCAGCACACTTAATGCAGCTCCAGGCTTTGGTCGTGGTTACCAAAACACTAACGCCTCACCACACGCACAGTATGCACAGATAACTCTTACTCCAACCTTTCCAAAGGTGATGATTAAGAAGGCTATCAATGATGTTATCAATAGTCTCTATCCTAAACTTTGGGCTGTTGCTTCAACTACCTTTACCTTTAATGCAAGCCAAACAACCTATGCCCTACCAGATGATTTAGAGTCAATCCTTTATATGTCGTGGCAGACAACAGGATCAAGCCAAGAATGGCTACCTATCAACCGTTGGCGTGCAGACCCAATGGCAAACATTTCTACCTTTAATACACAAAACACAGTAAACCTTTATGAGAACATCCAGCCTGGTAGAACAGTACAGGTGTGGTACACAACTACTCCTAATACTTTAGATAACAATACAGATGACTTTGCTGATGTAACAGGGTTACCTGCCTCATCTGTTGAGGTAGTAACTCTTGGAGCTTGCTACAAATTACTCTCTTACGTAGATGCTGGACGTATCAACTTGAGTTCAGCAGAGGCTGATCTAAACGATACCAAGATCCCAAGCACAGCAGGCGTTGCTTCATCTCGTTACATCTTTGCTCTATACCAACAAAGACTTAGCGAAGAGGCATTAAAGTTACAAGACAAGTACCCAATCCGTATCCACTATACAAGCTAAGGCAGATAAATGACTAGACAATATTCAAGTACTAGCGTTGAAACAACGCTGGCTAGTAGCATCAACACAACTGCTACTACTATAACGGTGGCAACTGGTACTGCTACAGCCCTAATGGGCGGTGTCACGTTAGCACCATCTAACGTGGATATCTTTACCGTTGCCCTAGATGTAGATACGGTAAATGAAGAGATTGTATTTGTAACGCAAGTCTCTGGTGACACACTGACCATCAGCCGAGGTCAGGCTGGCACAGGAAGTCCTGGAGTATCTGGTGTAGCACACACTGCTGGCGCAACCATTAAGCACGTACTAACATCATCTGACTTAATCTTTTTTCGTAACAATGCCTCACCCGTAGCATCCTTTGCTTTTAGCGGATCTACTTCTGGAACTACCACAGTACAAGCAACTGCAGTTGCTGGTACTAATACCTTAACATTGCCAGCAACTAATAATGACACCTTGGTGGGTAAGGCAACTACAGATATATTAACCAATAAGACTCTTACCAGTCCAGTAATTTCAACTATTACCAACACAGGAACTTTAACTCTTCCAACATCTACCGATACTTTAGTTGGTAAAGCAACAACAGACACACTAACCAACAAGACATTAACTAGTCCTACCATTAACAGCGCAAAGATAAACCTTGACTTCAATGCCCAGACAGGCACGAGTTATACCTTAGTTGCTTCTGACTCAAGTAAATTGGTCACCGCATCAAATGCTGCAGCAATTACCATTACAATTCCACCAGCAATCTTTACAGCAGGTGAACAAATAAACCTGCAGCAGATTGGCGCAGGACAGGTAACTTTTGCTCAAGGTGCTGGTGTAACTATTACTTCAACGGGTGCTACCTCTGCAGCTCCTAAATTAAGAGCACAGTTTTCTGCTTGTACTGTTATCTGTACAGCAGCTAACACCTTTACAGTGATTGGTGATCTAAGCTAATGCCAATTTTAGGAGTTACGGCTAGTAGCATAACGGGCGGTTTGGTGACAGGTTCTTTTGAATCTATTGCTACGGTAACTGCGGCAGGTGGTGAAACAAGTTTGTCATTTACTTCTATACCATCTACTTACGCTTCTTTACAGGTTAGATCATTAGTAAGAACATTACGTGCCTTGGATGGTTCTGATAGTTTATTGATTACTTTTAACTCTGATTCAGGGGCAAACTATTCACGACATAGATTAACTGGAGATGGAACTACTGCTGCGGCTGCTGGTTCAGCCTCTGATACAAGTATGGCTATCATAAATGCTGGTACTGTTTGCGATTCATCTTTAGCAAATACATTTGCTGTTAACTTAATTGACATCCACGATTACGCAAGCACTACAAAAAATAAAACTTTGTGTTCATTTTCTGGAGCAAATGCAAACTCTGCCAGTACCTCATTTGTAATGGGTTTGTTTTCGAGTGCTTGGTATAATACATCTGCTGTTACTAGTATTACATTTACCAATTCCTTTGGCTTCAAAGCAGGCACAGTCTTTTCACTATACGGAATTAAGGGAGCGTAAATGCCAACAACATACGAGCCAATCGCTACCACGACTTTAGGTAGTGCAGCATCATCTATTACTTTTTCAAGCATTGCAGGAACTTATACAGATTTAAGATTAAGTTTTACTTGTACTGCTGCAAGTGCTGGACAAGACATAGCACTTCAATACAACGGCGATACTGGCACCAATTACAGTTTCACTCATCTTTCAGGTTCTGGAAGTGCAGCATCTTCTGGGCTATTATCTAACTTTGGTAACTGGCGCATTAGCCACATTGGAGTTTATACAGATACAACTATCCCAGTCACAATGCAGGTAGATATTTTTTCTTATGCAGGTTCTACATTTAAGACTGGATTATCTGCTGCAAGTGGCGACAAAAATGGGTCAGGTTATGTTGCTCGAAATGTAGGGCTATGGCGCAACACCGCAGCGATTATTAGCCTTACTCTTTCTTGTGCTGCTAACTTTTCTATAGGCACAACCGCGACTCTGTATGGGATAAAAAATGCCTAGTACCTACACACTCATTTCATCCAATGTACTTAGCAGTTCTGCTGCATCTGTTACCTTTTCTGCTATACCTGCAACCTTTACGGATTTGGTTTTGAGAGTTAGCGCACGAAGCGACCAAGCAACACACGCTTCTGATTGCTCTTTAACTGTGAACTCGATAACAACTTATGGAGATACTGATCTAGTTGGTAACTCATCTACTGCTGCAAGTTACCTTTCCCTTAATGGAACAAATGTAATTTATGGTGGTTCTATTTCTGCTGCAAGTTCTACTGCATCTACATTTGGTTCACTTGAGTTTTACATTCCTAGTTATTTAGCATCAGCAAATAAACCAATTAGTGGATTTACTGTTGGGGAAAACAATTCTTCTACAGCAAACCAAGCAAACATAGTTGCAATAGCAGGATTAGTGGTATCAACCGCTGCAATCACGTCGGTCCGACTTGCTAACGCTGGTGGTAACTTCGTCTCAGGTTCATCTTTCTATCTCTACGGCATCAAAAACTCATAAGGAGCAATAATGACAACAGCAATCGAAATCAACTGCGAAACAGGCGAGGTCACAGAACGTCCTTTGACAGCCGATGAAATCGCAGCCAATGAAGCAGCACAGGCACAGGCAGAACTAGACCGTGCAGCAGCAGAAGCTGAAGCGGCAACTAAGGCTGTGGCTAAGGATGCACTACTAACTAAGTTAGGCATTACTGCAGACGAAGCAAAACTTCTACTAGCGTAAGGAAACCCCAATGCCTTATGGCGATGACATCACGGAGGGCATCCCCTACGTACTCTCCAATCCTGCTGGATCTACTACCTATACTCCAACTGGACCATCGTATGAAGTAGCCTTTGCTGCTCTACCATTTTTCCTTGCCAACTCAGATGAGCAACCTTATCGTCGCGTCACTGCCCAGTATCGCAAGCAACAGATTGACCAGACACGTGAGGCTGGAGAGCAGACTCTAACTGGTTGGTGGCTACGCAGCCAATCATCCTTTCACCTTGGCGCTGGTATTAAGTTCTTTGAGCCACAACAAGAAGAGTCGCTACGCTTTCAGTACACAGAGTCTAAAGGCTTAGATGTCTTTACTAGAGGACAAGCCACCCTGCTTAACGACACAGCCAGCTTCTATGCTGGTGCTGCACCTGCTCAGTTAATTGGTGTCAATGATGGCACTGATGACTGCATCCTAGTAACAGATGGAACCGCACTAAAGAAGATTACCAGTGCTGCTGTATCAAGTACTTACACACAGGCAGGAACAGCCTCAACTATCTTTAGCCTTACTACTAATGGTAAGCAATACTTCTTTATCAATGGAACTCACGTTCACCGAGGTAACCTTGCTGGTGCTACTAGCGATACTGAAATCTATAATGCTTCTAGCACTACTCGTGCCACTATTCGCTATGTAAAGCAGCGTCTTATTGCAGCTATCGGTAGCGCTATCTATGAACTAGATCCTAACAACGCATCTGGTGCGCTACCTGCTGCTTTATTTACCCACCCTAACTCATCGTGGGTTTGGTCTTCTATCGCAGAAGGACCACAGGCTATCTACATCTCAGGCTATGATCCAAATGGTACTTCATCATCTGTCTTTAAGATTGGTCTTGATACTGCAAATACAACCACTTTAGGTTTTCCAGAATTATTACCACCTACAGTTATTATTGATATGCCCAATGGTGAACGCATCAATGACTTTGATGTATACCTTGGTGCCTATGCAATCCTTGCAACTAGCCTAGGTTTTAGAGTAGGTATCTCTGATGCAACTGGAGATATCCAGTATGGGCCACTGTTGTTTAGAGATGCAGCTTGTAACTCTATTGCTTTTAGAGATAGTTATGCCTACATTGCAACCCTTGTAGATGGTACGGCAGGGTTAGTTCGTGTAGATCTGTCTACTACTGTTCTAGCAAATAGCCTGTTCTTTCCTTGGGCTTGGGACCTGATAGCAACTGGTACTACTACCACTGCATCTCAAGTTGCCTTCTTTGGCAACTCAGATAGAGCAGCATTTACCAATGGCAATAACACCTGGGCTGAGTCTACAACCAGCCTAGTAGCAAGTGGGTATCTGCGTACTGGCTTTATTCGCTACAACACACTTGAGACAAAGATCTACAAATTGATGCAAGCTCGTGTAGATACAACCAATGGTGGCATTAACATTGATTCTATTGACTCGGTAGATACTGAGTATCGTATTGGTACATTCTCGCAAGGGGCTACAGTGCCTCAAATCAATATCAGCTACCCACAAGCTGCCCAAGAGTATCTTGGCTTTAAGTTTACACTGTCTCGTTCTAGTACCGATGTAACCAAGGGACCATTATTTACTGGTTATCAGATACGTTCCCTGCCTGCAACACCACGCCAGAGACTTATTCAATATCCAATCTTTTGCTATGACCACGAGAGCGACAAGTTTGGTAATGAGGTTGGTTACGAAGGATCTGC